GCCAGAGAACACATCAGTTTAGGGTATCTCAAGGACGAGTTGGTGTCTCTAGAGAAAATACAAACAGGGAGAACCAGAGTCATATATGCCCCTGATTTGGTTAACACCATCGTTATGAGGATGAAATATGGTATGTTGTTTCATGCCATGGCCACCTCAACTAAAACGTCCATGGCTATTGGAATAAATCCTCAGTCCTTTGATATCAATAATTTGTATTTGTACCTGTATCGTAAGGATGGGTATTTTGTTGCAGGTGATTATAAAGGTTTTGATTGTCATATAGTCCCCGAGTTCCGTGACGGAGCAATCAGTCTGATGAATGCGTTGGTTGATGGCTATGTGAGTTCTAATATGCAGGAGAGTATGAGACATCTTATGGTGAATTTAACCTGTGTTTTGGGAAATGTAAAATTTAGGCCAAGTTGCATGAATGCTAGTGGGAGTGTTTTCACTACCTACTTGAACTGCATCATCAATGAAGCCTATATGCGGTACGCTTTTATGGGCGTTTGTCCAGGTTTGCGATTCGACGAGTGTGTTAGGATGAAGTGCCTTGGAGATGACCATGTTCTGTGCACAACGAAGGACACTGGTTTTAGTGGTAAGGCGATCCAACAGGAGATGCTGAAGCTTGGACAGGTGTATACTAGTGACGACAAATCGAAGGAAATTGCTGAGTGGCGTAACTTTGATGAAATAACATTTTTGGGTTCGCACCCCAAAATGTATATGGGTAAGTGGACTGGAGCTTTGAGGGTGAAGTCGTTGCGTGATGCTTTATATTGGACTCGTGATAATGATGCTACCTTACTTGAGAGAGTTAATCAGATTCTCGACTATGCTACCCAGTGGGAGAAGAGTGCGTACCTGTACTATGAGAAGATATGTGAGAAGGCCGTGAGTGCTGTAGGATTGGAGTTGGAGAGACCATGTTATGAGGAAGCTAGATTTGTTGTGGCTAATCGTGGGACATATCAACATAAGTTCCAAGCTGAAGGAGATAATAATTTGACAACATTTTCAGCTGTCAAGAGTACTGAGGTTACTGAGGAAAGTGAAGATCAACATATTACACATGCTATGTCACAAGCGCCTGGGTCGTTAGATTTCTCCACAGATTCGCTTGTGTACAGGTCAACGTTTATATGGCAGACTTCTCATAACAAGGGTTCTATTATTGGAACCATGTCTGCTCCCTATGGAATATTGAATATAGGAGAAAAGAGAAATCTGCAAAATATGCCTTTTGAAAGGTATATATATTGGCGGGGTGATGTGGAACTTACAGTTCAGATTAATGGAAACCCTTTCCAACAAGGGTATTTAGTATTATTTTGGTACCCACTTAGTAATGAAGCTGAGTCCTTGGATGTTCATTCATGGACAAGTTGTCAACACATTGTGTTGACACCAAGAGGTAATACCACGGCGTCTATCAGAGTTCCATACAGATTTCCTAGGGGGGCTTTGAATACTTACGCACTTAGTGAGACTGACGAGAGTCTTGGGGAGTTCGCTTTTGGAGTGTTGTCTCCTCTGGTCCAATCTAGTGATGTCACCGCCGTTGAGATTACCGTTTATTCTAGATTTCCAAACTCGAAATTCTATCTACCACGACCTCTTACAGCTCAAGGAC